GCTCTTGAGTATTTGGGTGGAACTGAAATTAAAGAATTTGGCCCATATCTCGAATCGGTGTGTTTGGATACCTCTATGTCTCCAATGGTCAGAGAAGGGGCATATTATGGATTATACTCAGTTTACGGCGACGACAATTCTGATTACGACTTTTCTAAAGTATTAGATTCGTTTAAAAACTCAACGAGTCCCGGGTTACAGGCTATTGCCAAAGATGACTAATGGCTTCTCCCTTTGAAAAAGCAGCTTATACTCCAAGTCCCTGGGGAGCTTTGTTTCATTCTCGTAAGGAAGATGAAGTCCTAGGAGCTGGCGCTGCGGGTCCCGGAAAAGCTCTCGCACTTGATACGTTAGTTCCTACACCAATTGGTTTTCGTTACTTCAAAGATATTCATCCAGGAGATATTGTATTCAATGTCAAAGGAAAACAAGTTAGTGTTATTGCCGAAACCGAAATCTTCACTGGAAGAGATTGCTATCGACTTAACATTGCCGACGAAAATATCACGTGTGATGGAGAGCACTTGTGGAACGCCGCAGACGGTCGTATCTTTAAAACCGCCGATATATTCAATTCAGTTTTTATTCCGCAACTCTCGTTTGCGGCAGCAACAGAAACTGAACCGGCAAAACTTCTACTTGATGCTTATGTTTACGGTCTATGCTTGGTACGTGGCCAGCCTAGTGACAGAGCTTCCATTGCAGCTTTCGACCCTGAGTTATTCTCTACTCTACACGACGTTGGGTATACCCTTGACGTTGTTGGGCATAAAGTTTCTCGCATCCGTGAGCGAACAGATTTAATCAATGAATTGATTCCGGCCAAAGGAAGACGAATTCTTCCACTTTACCTCAATGGTTCTTTCAATCAGAGAATGGCTCTTTTGGAAGGAATCATGGATGGTAATTCTGGGATGAGTCCAGAAGTTGATTATGCAGACTATCCGTTTCTCACCGATTTTTACTGTCTCGCAAGTTCTTTGGGACTCGGTCCTAAAATATGTCAACCACGTTATCGAAAGACTTGGTATCTCAAACTATTCAGCAAAGAATACAAATGTTCTCGGCGAACTGGTGAGGTTGGAGCTACATTTCAAAAACGCTACTGTCACCGTATTAAGTCCATTAAAAGAGTTGAATCCGTCCCAACAAAATGCATCCAAGTTGAAGGCGGAGGAACATTCCTAATTACCAAATCCTATATACCGACTCATAATTCAATGGTCCTATTGATGGACCCATTAGAACAAATTTGGGTAGAGGATTTGCGATGTCTCCAGGAAAATATTCCTGATAACTTTGGTGAATATAAGGAACTGATTCAGCAGAATCCGTTGCATTGGGGCCACTCGGAAGGCCATATCCTGCATCTACGCCGGACCATGCCACGTCTGACGGAGACCATTAACCGGTCTCACCGTATCTTCAAATCGATTGACCCAGATGCTGAGTATAAGGAGAAGCAATCCACCTGGACATTCCGTTCCGGTCTAAAGTATCAGTTTGGTCACTGCAAAGACAAGAAGGATTATAATAACTATCTGGGTCAGCAGTACACCGGTATTTACTACGATGAGTTGATTGAATTCGATTACGAGCAGTACAATAGAATTAACGCTCGCTTAAGAACCGGCGATAAGGTTCTGTCTAGGTTTCTGAAGATTCGAGCAGCCACTAACCCTCATCTCGGTGGTAACAAAGGTGAGGATATCACAGTTGACGACCCAGCGTGGGTAAAGAAGTATTTCGTCGACCCGTATCCCAAGGGCAAGAAGGTTCTACGAAAGAAGCTCATCCGTAAAGACGGAACCATTGACTACAAGACTAAGTTGTATTTGCCGGCAACTTTGTATGACAATCCTGACCCAGAATTCATCAAACAATATGAGTTGACGCTACTGGATAAGCCCAAGCATATCCGTGATGCTTATCTATATGGTAGTTGGGATACTGTTATCGGCAGCCACTTTGGCGAAGTTTGGAACGCAACAGTTCATGTATGTAAACCTTTTAAGATACCTCACGACTGGCCTATCTTTAGGGCTGGTGACTGGGGTTATGCTACTAGTGGGACCATTGGCTGGTATGCGGTTCATCCGGAGGGTACTCTATATTGTTTCTATGAAATCTCGTTCAAACAAAAGAACGCTACTGAAGTAGCAGAGATGATAAAGTATTTCGAAGAGAAAAACAAACTTTGGGACCCAAATCAAGGCTCAAAGATTTATGGGCCTATGGATGGCCAACTATGGGAAGAACGTGGTTCATCTTTCAAGACTAAATATGAGGAGATGGTAGAGGTTGGTGTTGACTGGTGTAAGGCTAGCCAGAAGTCACGCGAAACCAATTGCGAAGTCTTTACAAATAGGCTAAAATCTCATGAGAACTTTACTAAACTGCCTGGCATTGTTTTCTTTGAGAACTGCGAAAAAAGTATCAAGACAATTCCGGCATTAACTACTGACCCAAACAATTTGGAAGTTCCATTAAAAGGGCCACAGGACCACTGGTACGATAGGAACACTTATGCCTGTCAGTATGCGAAGTTGTCTGGACTTTCGGCTCCAAATTATAAGGAAGAATCTAATCGTGATGACTCTGATGAAAACGAGCTTGAAGGTGAACGTGGTTCATTTGGATACTGGGGAGGTTAATTAATTGGCTCTCATCGATGAACCAGAGGAACTAGAAGTTGCTCCAGAGTCTGCCAAAGACCCAGGATACGTTGACACTGAGGCAGAACTTCAGATTAATCCAGACGCTGAAGATGCGCCTAAACCGGTATTCGTAATCAAACCAGAAGATGAGGAACTTCCTAACCTAATTCCTCTTTTCGAATCAGACCCAGAAGCAAAAGAAGCTCTGAAGAAACTGGTTGCTGACTGTTACGATGAGTTTATTCAATCTTGGGAAAAGAACGATGCTTACCGTAAAAAGGTAGCAGAAGCTTGGCGTCTACTTTATTGCGACCTTCCTCCTAAGAACAAACCGTATGAGAATTGCGCTAATGCTGCCATTCCGCTGGCTCTTCAAAACGTTATCCGTTACACAAACAAAATCTATTCTGAAATCTTTGGAGACTGGTCAAATGTCTTTAATTTCGTTCCAACGAATCCACAAGCAGAACTCATTGCACCAATCGTTTCTGAACATAGCAATTGGCAAATCCGCAATCGCATTGTTGGTTTCAAACGACAACAGCATCGGGGGTTACTCATATTCGCAGTGGCGGGTGACGTTGTTTGCCACTCTTATTATGACCCTATCACTCGCCGCAACTGCCACGAAATCCTGACTTGTGATGACTTTGTCACTCCGTATACTCATGTGTCTGTTAGTCCTGATTTCAGTGACGTACCTTGGGTTGCTCGTCGCATACCCTTCTTCAAAACCAAGCTCAAAGCGATGTCAGGAACATGGTCTCACATCGAAGATGTCATCAAGCACACTGCTCCCGAATACGGAAACGGAGCAGTAGAAACAGAACTACGTCAGGCAATTGCTGACCACTTGGGTGAAGAACCTTATGGCCAGATTCGTGGTGAATATGAAATCATTCACTATGAAGGCTGGCTAAAGTTATTTGGTCAAGACAAGGAACGTTACTGCCAACTCGTCTTTGACCTTACTACTAAGACTCCGCTTAAACTCTCAATTCACGAAACAGCAGACTATGCTGAACGATACCGTTACGACTACCAGATGAAGGAATTTAACGAATATCAAGGTTTAATTCAGCAGTACGTCCAGCAACAGCAACAACAGCAAATGCAGGCCGAGCAGGCTTTTCAATTCGCTGCTGCGGCTCCAATCGGTGACCCAACAGCTCATCAAGCGGCTGATATGGGACGCCAAGTCGCGAATACGCCCCCACCACCACCCCCTCAAAAACCCTCTTGGATGACGAACTACCAGGCTCCGCCTGGAGAGACATATGAACAAGGTCCTATCCCTCCTCGCAAAGAACCGATTTACATGTTCAGCCATGGTGTCTGTCTTGAACCTATGCTGGGCAATCTCGGAATCGGTATCGGTAGAATTGATGCTCAGCTTAACCTCGCCACAAACACCGTCTGGAGTCAGTTCCTTGACGCAGCTACTCTCGGTAATGGAAAAACATTTATCACAGCATCAAACGTTGATTTCCGTTCTCCTTTCAAGATTGGTCCCGGCGTTTTCAACAAAGCCAAAAACGTCATGCCCAGCGACCTCCAAAATGCATTCTACGAACTAGACTTTGGAGCAGCCAATCCCCAGCTTATTCAAGCAGCTGATAAGTTAATGCAATTCGGAGAGCAAGCGAGTTCAACCCCAGAATTGATGAGTGGTGGTCCTGGTAAGTCAGGAGAAACTGCTAGAGGTATTCAGGCTCGTATCGAGCAGATGAATTCAATGATTTCTGTTCCTACACAGAAGTACGCAGACTTTGTTATTCAAATTATGAAGAATAACTGTAAGTTGAATCGTACTTTTATGGGAGATGAAGAAATATTCTACGTTAATCGTTTCAATGAAGACCTGGAGATGCGTGGGTCTGAGATGATTAAAGCTGCTCGTGAATTCTACGATAATGAATACGAAATCGAATTGATTTCTGATTTGCAGTTTAAATCACGTGCCGATAAGGTCGGAGAAGCCGACGAAATTACTCAGTTACCAAATGCAATTCCTCAGTTGCAAGGAAACATGGCTTTCCTGTATAAAGCAATCAGTGAATCTTTGAAGGCTAGAGGCATGCACCGGATGGCGAAAACGTTGCTCGGCCCTCCACCTCCGTTGCCCCAAAACACCTTCGGATTGCCACCCGGAACACCAGGGTCAGCTATTTCGATGGACAACGCAGCAAACCTTCCGCCTGAACAAGTGCAAATGCTCCAACAAATGCAGATGCAACAGGCTCAAGCGCAACAGAATCAACAGAACCAGCAACAGCAGACTCCCCCTAACCAGGAAAACGGCCAATGAGTAAGGGCGAAATGAGCCATTATTCCATGCTTGCTTTTGGTCAGTTTCTGACCGAAAGAGCTGTAGTATTGGAAGCTGAGCTATATTCTACTTGCTCTAATGACAAAATGGCCATTGAAACCGTAAAGCGGAAATATGGCCAGCTAGAAGCAACTAAGTTCATTCTTAAGGCCTTCACGGAGCTATATGAAGGCGATGTTAGTAAGTTTAAAAAGGAGTATCTAAGTGAATCAGATGAGGAGCCAGACGAATCCGTTGGAGAAGAGAGTCCAACAGATTCTGGGTCAGACGGACGAACAAGCTGAAATTAAAGCGCTAGCAGAGGAGCAGCGCAAACGTTTTATCGTAGCCGAGTCCATTGAACGTCAGCTAAAGGAATCTCTCAAGCCAAGTGGCTACTACAATATTTCAGAACTTCTCGATAGTCGACGCTTGGAATATCTTATTCCTAATGGTGCTTTTGAAGTGTACCCTGCGTTTGACAAAGTCCTCATCTGGCAAATCTCATTCAAAGAAAGCAACACCTACGCAAAAGGCGGAATGATTGTGATGCCAGACAATATCATTGCAGCTAAGCGCAATGTTGCTCCACGTGGAATAATTATTTCCGCTGGTTTGAAGGCGATGGATGCTCTGTATTCTACTGGAATTGAACTTGGGCACATTGTTCGATTCAAGAAGATGGCTCCTTTCTGTATGCCAGTGGAAGAGATTGACGGTCATGAATTGACTGTTATGGAAGTTCGTGATGGAGACATTGCGGCTTCTGAGGACTTGGCTACTCAAATTCACTCAAAGCGAGCCAAGATAGTAAACGTTGGCAAAGACAAAAACATTTATGATTTCCGTCTTGAATTGGACGGAAACATTACCGGCGACAAAACCGCTGAGTACTATGACCCAAGCATGTAAAGGAACACATGAGCACGAAAACTGAAGAAAAAGAAGATGCGTTAGTTTTCATTGAAGAAGACGGAGACACTGTTGTTGATTTGGCTCCAGATGTTAAGGAGTCAAAATCTGACAATAGCAATGACCGTCTAGCTGCCGCTGAAGCCGAAACGGCTCGACTCCGTGCCGAAGTTGAAGCTAGTCGCCGTCAAACTTATGGCCACCAATTGCAGACCAATCAACCTGATGCTGATGCTCAGGAATTGGAAGCTATTAACGAACGTGAACGGGCTTTGGGTGTCCAATGGGAAATGGACAAAGCTGCTGGTCGTCTACGTGATAAGTCTGTTGTAGATGAATACGACCGGAAGGCTCGAGAAATTCATGACCAGAAGTCCCAGGTATCGACCCGTAAGGCTTTGCGTGAAATGTTGCCTGCAATTACGCAGGAGCAGCAACGTCACCAAATCCGCAGTCAATACTCTGATGTTTACAGCAATCCTTCCGCAGTGACTTATGCAGAGGGTGCTTACAAGATGCTTTTAGCTT